CGCCACCCTAAACCCTAAACAAAATAAAAAACAATAAAACAAATAAAGTAAAATAAAATATTCAAAACTCAAAATGGGACCCATCTAAAAGAAATAATTACATGTCCCTTCTTTAAAACTAGTACAACAGTAAGAAATTGTTCAAAAGAAGACATAAAGAAAAAGTTAATAAAATAAAGACATCCGTACAAATACAACATATATACATCTAATATACAAATTAAGAAGTCTTACAATAATACGGGTGTGTTGTGTCAGGAAGAATCCCTATGCCTCCTGAACCCATGCCGAAGGGAGAGACACGAACGAACTCACCGCCATCCACAGCGTACTTCGGCACTCCCACAGCGGGAAGACAATGGAAACCATAGCGCGTCTCATCGGTACTAGCAATTGAGGTGGAGAAAACAACAGGACCAGCACTAGAAGGTGGTAGAGACACCACGATTTGTCCTAAGGAAGAAGAGAAAGGTCTATCTGTACCCAAAGCCTCTTGGTAAGTAACTCTTGAGTTATCGAGGAAAGAACACGGATTCATATTTGGAATGACGAACTCGAATACTTGCATAGTATTGCTACCTATTCCATAGACAGAGGAAGGTATCTCTTGCTCCATCAAAGAAAAGTTTGTGCGCGCTGCTCCTCTGCTTAACGGGCCCGTAGCTACATTGAGAAAAGGATACGTTCGCAGCACCGTGTCTCCTGATCCGTCCACGACAGTCCCTGGAGGTATATAAAATAACTGCAACGTGTCTGCGAATTTGCAAGTGATCCTAACTTTGTACCCTCCATTCATACCATAAAACATAGACCTAAGCAGACCATTGCTATTGTACGCCTGTTCAGGGCTGATGTTGAGATCTTCGACGTTTAACACGAAAGTTGTAGGCACGGTAGCAGCAGGCATAAAAGACTGATTGCGACAATGCGTCATCCTCCTAACGTAATCACGCAAACTTACATTCGGTTTGAACTCCAACGTATTCACGCTCTGAGCTACGTTCGCATTTTCGTTGATTATCTCTGTTTGGCCACTCACCCCCACAGTCACTTCGTTTGACCCCATCTCAGAGACAAAATCCGCTCCCTTCTTTTTATCAGTTTCACTAGACGACGCACCCGTTAACGACGCTGAGCTTGTTTGGGCAGCCGTGGTGGAACCTGACTTCTGCTCCCTGGGATACTTCTTGGCCCGTGACCTAGTTATGTACTCATTTTGGTACAAGTCTGTACCATATCCATAAAACTCGAGATCTTCACCTCCCGTCATATACACATTGAACCTCACAGTAGTAGGTACTGAGCCATTGGTGACCAAAGGCTGAAGCAGATACACGTAGACCATTCCATGCAACACGGCGTTGGTGGTTAGGGACCTAGTACACTCCAATTGATTTGTGAGGGCGCAATAGGGCGCTTCCAAAGTTTGTATTTGACCGCCTGCTGAAAACTCAAAAGTGTCGGTCAGCATATTGTGGCAATCGTCCATATTGGGGTGTCCAGTAGAAAACACTCTCCTATCATTCGAGTACTGTTTCACAACTAACAACTTGCAGTACTGGAAATTGGTCATAGAAGCTTGGATGTGAAACTTCAGCGACCCTCTCCAATATCTCGAAGACTCGTACAAAGCCCTTATAGGAGAGAAAAACGTCGTGGCTATAGGGCTGTTGACAACTTCAGCCATTGGCGTGATGGGATAGGCAAATAACAACGTTGAAGTTGTAGTCGTAGAGTCCACTACAAAAGTATTCAAATACGCCGGCTTGGACACCATTCTCGAGACTAACATTTCATCATTATCTGTACAAAACACGAAGTCACTAGTAATTCTATCGAACTGGGCATGAGCGTCCAACTTCTCTATTAGCGTGGGCTGATCTACGTTATTTAAAAAGTTCCTATTCGAGTAAATCATGCGCGAGTTGATGGCTGCGCTGTTGGGGTTGTGAAAACCTGTATACTCCTTCAAGAACCCTCGCGCTATATCTATAACGTCGCCAGTAATCATTTTGGCACCAATTGCCAAACCATCGAAAATCCGTGTAGGGATAGAGTACAACTGACTCAACAACGTCTCAGCCTCAAACTCCTCCGAAACACTTGTCGCGCACGAACCATCACACTCCACTTCTCCCTGACAACACAAACCTCTCTCTAAAATTCGCTTACCTTGAACGCCCTGACACTTCCCTTTACAGTTTCCAGTGCTTCTCCCGCACCTAACAACTCCACATTCGGGAACAAACTCGGCTGATGCGTTACGCGGCACATAAAAGTCAGCTTCCTTTATCACAACATGCATCGACACAGTCAAAGACGTCGTGGCCGAGGAACTGACCTCTAATGGATTCATGACCATGACGTGGACTTTCGCATAGTTAAAAGGAGTCACTGCGACATCATGATTGTCTATGTCGCTCGACGCTAACCTGGTCGCTGAATAAAACGGGACCTCCAAGCACGCTGGAGTGCTCTCGTTAGCGTTCATAAAAACGTGCGGAGCCACTAACAACTGTCCTGGAGCGAAGATCGTTCTCTCGTAGGAGCGCGGCAGCGCCGCCGCCAGCAAAATGCCTTGATGCATAGGTGTCCCTGCAACTTGAAATTGTATGCAAGCTCGCATCCTGAACATAGTTGAAGACTCGAACGGCACTTTCGCTAAATAATTGTTTAACATTAAAGTTGGGAACTCTTGTGCAAATGGTAGAGATGCGAACACCTGTGTGGTGTCCCATGTGAAGCTACCCACATAAAAGGGTTTATTTAACAACCGCGAGTAATCCATTCGCAACTCGTTAGGTACCGACGTTATTATCGGAAATTTATCATACACAACTGGTGCTTCTTCCACATCTTTTGTTTTCATGGTGGAATAAAATCTATCTTCTGAAGTTTTCATTTCTGTAGAACGCATATAAAAAGACACCCTAACGTCCTAATACGGGGTCTAGTTTTGTCGCTCCTCTAAAGGCGGAAGCTGCCGATCTCTGCGACTGAGATCTTATAAGCGCAATGCCGCCTTCACTCCCCTGCTAAAGAGAGTGCAACACGTATTATAGGCTCGCCAGCCGTCTTCACTCACATCTTTATGCCGTATAACTCTTCTATGTGATCTCCGTATTGCTCACTACAATACAGAAGTCTGAGGTAACTCAAGGGGAGCCTAACGAACGGGACTCCACTATCTTCACACGCACGCTCCAACATTTCCACATCCCGCCCCTCGAAAGGGGTCTTTTGGTGTAAGAAAATCTCCCTTTGGAAGTTGGCATTTTTATCCTGCACTATTTGATCTACGTTTGTACTGTCTCCAATGAAACTCATAGTACTGTACACTGTTTGCAAATCCAACGGACACACTATCCTGCCGATCACAGGGTGGAACTCGAACGAACGTTTCAAGAAAGTGATTTCCTCCCAACTCTGATAAGGGACGTTTATAACTCCTTTCGTGGAGGTCGTGAAATCCATCCCTATTGAAATGAAGAAATCTCGCATCGTTATCGCGTTGAGGAACGGTCTGTCCTTCCTCTTAATCGCATTGACTTTATCATCTCCATATACGAAGTCTATTACTGTGTCCATAAAGTCACTAACCGAGGGTTTTTTCCCGGCTTTTTTCATCTCTCTACAGTACCACATGGCCGTGTAAAACCGGTTTACCAAGCTATTCAAAATAGCTGTCAGAAAACTCCCAGAAGGCATTGAATGTGTCGTCAGATACAAATCATCGTTAACCAACACCAAGCAGTGTGCTAAACAACTACAGACGAACCGAAGCAACTCGGTTTCCCCAGTAAACTTCTCTTCGAACACTCCAAACACGGCATATTGTACTTGCGCTAACATATTTCCATCGTAAGAAGCTATATCTCCTGCCCATTTGTGATGTGGATCTAGAATCTTGTACATCTTTTCCCACTCAGTGAAAGGATTAACTCCCACCATAATTTGGTTAAACCACCTGTCAGTAACAATCTTCTCCACCATCTCACCAAACAAGGTCTTAGTGAGCAGTTGGTTTGCTAGCGTCGAAACGCGGAAGCTCCTAGGGTCTTTCCCCGGAGCGCGCAACTCGTCTTTCAAAGTCTCAGTCCAAACCATGTCTCTCAACGACACCTCACCGTTCCTCACCCTTTGCACAAACTCGTCATACTCTATCTTGAACTCTGGTTTCAACTCACCCAGTTCGAAGTCAATACAATCGTGTTTCGACGGTTTCCCTCCGTAGCCATTACTCGATTTCTTATTCAGACCCCCGAGCTTTTCCGTACCCTTAATGACTTCATACATGTCAATGGGTTTGAACTCTGGGACTATAACTCTCAAGACACTAACCCCAAAATCTAGTTCATCTTGAGGAACACTAGATAAAGGTTTAAAAGACTTCTTCGCTACGTCTTTAACTGTATGCGGACCATACTTACTCAGCTCAGCTGGAACTCTAGAGACGGGAAACACGCCAGCCAAAGGAGACATCACTATCTTTGACTCTTTGGGAGTACTGTGCGACAATCTCTCCACATTCGCCAACTTAATGCCGCTAAAGTTAGGCACGACTTTAGGCGACATGTCACAATGTATTTGCACTGGTACTCGAGACCCCTCTAATAAACCTTTCAACTCTTGGCACAACTCTGGCGTGAACCGACTCGCCACACCTCTGTTCCCTTTAGTCTCTCCAGCGACGTGCATACCTAAGATCTTCCCCTCTCGACTCACCACTACGCTTCCGCACAAAGATGCGCCTCTGAAAGCGTAGGTGAACGAGTCTTGAGCTATAGGCACCGTTATTTCTTTCGAACCATACTGAGCATAATAAAACTTACCGGGCAATACACCCGGAGCTGGGTAATTTAATGTGTTAACAACCCCTATTGGAGTGACCAAATAATTCATCGGTGTACCTATAGGCTCTCTAAAGTAACTTGCTAGAGATTTGAAAGGCGAAGGGTAGTGCGATGGTAACCTCCACACACCAACGTCTGCATCCTCAAATCTCTTCACCAACTTTATCGGTAAATGATCAATGAGTATGTGTCTTTCCATTCTACTCTTATACAAAATTAACAAAGCTTCATCCACGGGACAGGCGTGTCCTACGGTTATCAAATGCAACCCACTCATCAAACAAGTCCCTTCTTCGGTGCATGTTTGCCCATCTTTTGTATACTGAATATCAAATCCATACACATTTTGTGCTAGAAACTTCACCGAGGGGTGAAGCTTAGAATCAGTTTCTTTCTCGACAGTCTTTAAAGCTTCGGTCACACCGCACTGCGCCACCCAGCCACCGCTTCCGAACTTCCAGTCCATAAACCAGCGAGCGAGGGTGCCGACAGCGTATCCAACGAGCACGCTATAACACAAAAGCGCAGCTTCCGCCATACAAAACGTAGTCAAACTCCATCCTGTTTCGTTATTCCACCATTCAGTGAAACTAGCTATGCGTTCCGTGACTAACTCGAAGTAGTACTCGCAATACTCTAGGCTAACGGCCCCAGCTTCAATAATGGTTGTCACCACCTTCGATACGAAAGAACCTCCTAATTCTCCTTCAAACTCGCTATCACTTTCCACCTCTTCGCGTGCGTCTATATACACTTCCGCGGGGTTGGTGCGTCTCATCCTTTGCCGAGCGAACGTAACCTTATCTTTATCAACGCTACTGAGAGTATTGTCCTTAAATTGTTCGCTCTTTATAGCTTCTATGTCTTCCACTATTTCGCTCATCCACGCGATTAAAGATTCCCAACGAGCTGATTCACAACTCGAGTCGAGTATCGTCACCCCTGCGCCGTACTTCCTAACTCTGTGCTCCAACACATACGCGGGTAACTCATTCCTCCACCCTATGCCAGGTGTGAAATATTTAAATTGGACTCTGCCTTTAGTTA